TTTTCTGTAATGAACTCTATTATAACTCTCAATTTACTTGTTTCGACCATACAATCTCCTTCCACCTATTTTTGAAGGAGGAATTTTGCTTAAATCTTGGTCTATGTATTCAAGCAGGTCTATTAAAGTGGGAATCGGTATCTTTCTAAATTCTTCAACAGGAATCCAGCACTGATAATACTGCATCAAGTTGTGATGTATTCTTGCCAAATCTCTGGACTTTGCCTTATCAAGTATTTCTCTTAGCTTAGGCGCCACCATTTGCTTTCGCCTGCTTAGGCATTCTTCGGCTTCTCAACTCAGCAAGCTTTTCCTGTATTCTATTTACATTCTTGGCGCCAAGATCGTTTATCTGCATCATTATTATTGTCAAGTTGATGAAGTTTGCAGATACAAAACTCTTCACTTCCTCTTCGCTAAGGTCAGGGTAAGATATGCTAACCATTTTCTTAAGCAGTTTGATTAGCTTGAGCATTGATTCCCTGTCCATTGCATCCAGCCATGTTGTATCTTCTTTGCCTGATTCTGCAGCGTTTTTGAATACTCTTATTATTTCAATCAGGTCTGGAATGTCTTCTGCATTCAATGGCTTGAAATGAAATGTATCATTGCCGATTTTAAATTCTTGCGCCAATCCCATATGCTTTCTGAGTTTTTCAATTTCCTCCTTACTAATATCCATTCTATTCCACCTCCTTTATGACTTTTCCCGATAGTGTTTTTATCGTTTTTTTCTTTTCGCTTAACACTTTTTCTTCAAGTATAAGAAGCCTTTGGGATAGCTCCATATACTTTGCATCTCTAATAGCATAATCTACAAGATATTTTAATGTCATTCCATAATCGTTTGCAAATTCGTCTTTTGCAAGCTGCTTGAAAATTTCGAGTGTTTTTTTCGGAACCCTCGAAATGCTCAAGTCAGGTTTATGGTCTTTCAAAAATTGTTTAACATTATCAATCTCTTTCATTTGCTCACCCTCTTCGGCATATTATAATGGGGAATTCGCTTACTGACATCAACATAAAACGAAAAGCCTTTTTCGTTGGCCTCAGACATAAACCATATATCTTCCCCCACATGAAAATATGGTGTATAACGGAATTTGACTCCAGCTTCAAATATTTTTCTGTGTATTAACAAGCACGCAACAGAAGTTCCCCAAACTTTATGTAATGGTTTCTTTTGCCTCATTTTAACAACTTCTTTCCAGCTATAAAAAGACAAGCCTCTTTGTCCTTTCTTAATCAAATATCCGTCTTTCAAAATACAAGGTACTTTATGATAATAGCCAGCATGCACAAGCGACCCCACAAGCGGCTTTTTATGGTTCAATAGCTTGGTAATTATATTTTTTGGCGGTATTACATCGGTATCCAAGCTAAGCAAATATTTGATGTCCGGATGTTGAAGAACATAATTTATTATCGCGTTTCTGGCATCTGTTATCCTTTCAAATATATTATTCTTGTAATGAATTTTGATTACTTTCACACCTTGTTTTATAAGCCACTTTGAAAAAGACTTGCTTTTTCCATTGTTTACAAGCAAAACTGAATAATTGTCATAGTCGAGATTCTTAACTCTATTTAAATACTTGGGCAATATGTATTTATGCCCTTCCCATGTTGGAGCGGCTACTAAAACTTTTGGTTGTTTCATCTATTCACCTCTTCACTTTCTTGCCTATTGGGGTGTGTCTTACCAAGAGTAAGCAGAGCTTCCATTTGGATTATAGTTTGATGAATTGTATGTATTCAATGCACTTATTGTTGCAGTTCCATCTGTAGATTGCTCGTGAATGTTTGCAACGCCGTTAGGATTGAAAGCGGGCACTTTGAATGTGGCTGTTACTTTAAGCACACCATCGGTAAATGATGGCTTGTAACTTGTACAGTATGCGTGCGCAAATATAATTCTGTATGCATTGTTACCTGAAGATATTGCACCATTGGCTGTCGTAACACTTGTATCATCTGTCCATAAGATTGCTATCCTGTATAAATCCCTGTTTCTTGTTGCCGAAACTTCAAGCGGTTCAGAAGAATCCCAGTTTGATGATATGTCATGAAATATCTGCGAAATCCCTGTTTCACCTTTTGCATCAATGTCAAGCGGATAAAGCTCGAAAGTGATTGTAGTTAAATCTTGGGGCACTTTTTTCACGAGTCTACCCCCCGCTACACTTACAATTTGATCAATGTCCTTGTCGCCCATATCTATATCTATCGTTTCGGTTAATGCTGCAAACTGCATATCATTGTTAGATTGCGATCCATTTCCATAATATGCAATCGAAACCAATGCGGTCTCGCTCCATGCTCCAGCTGCTAATGTCATTTTTCATCACCATGTGTAAGAGCTTCCTCTTGGAGGATAATTTGAAGTGCTATAATCGTTTAATGTTGTTAGTGCAGTATCGTCACCTGACTGCTCTTTTATGTTGGCTGTTCCCATCGGGTTGAATGCCGGACACTTAAACGAAAATGTAAACTTAAGGACTCCGTCGGTAAAGCTTGGCTTCATGCTTGTCATCCAACAGTGTGCAAACACAATTCTGTATGAGTTTGTCGATGTTGCAGTTGCTCCAGCTGCAGATGTTGCTGATGTGTCATCAGTCCACAATATTGCAATTCTGAACAAGTCACGGCTACGGCTTGCAGACGCTTCAAGTGGTTCAGTTGTGCCCCATGTCCCTCCTTCGAACATTTGGGAAACGCCTGTACCGTTTGTTGAATCAATATCGAGAGGGTATCCCTCAAAAGTTATTGTTGTTATGTCTTGTGGAGTTTTCTTTACCATTCTTCCACCGCTAACATTAACTATGTGGTCGATGTCTTTGTCTCCCATATCTATGTCTATTGTCTCGGTTAAGGCTGCAAACTCAACATTTGAGCTCCCCAACTTTGTTATGGTTACTAACGCAGTTTCACTCCATGCTCCAGCTGCTAATGCCATTTTACATCTCCTCCTTCTTGTTTATTTCAATCTTTTCTGGCTTTTCTTCTTTTTTCTTTTCCTTTTTGACCGGTTCGATAATAAATCTCGGGTCATTTTCTATTCCCTGTATGTTATCTGTTATGACTTCGTCTTCTGGTTTTCCTATAAGTTCTATTTTGCCGTTAACTTTTACTGGTAATTTTGCATCTGGATTTGATTTGTTTTCCAAAAACCATTTAGACACTTTTACCTTATATTTCATTTAAATCCCTCCGATTTTTGCTATTATGCTATCAACTTTTCCCTTTAAAACACGGGGAATATCAGGCCTCACAAGCTCAACTGCGGGATCAATGTGAGGTGTATATTTCTTGACGAAAAAATATCCTTTTTTTCCAGGTTGATGTCCACTGGCACCGGTGCTATGAGCATCAAGCCATCTTTTCGCATATTCGGTTATTGGCGCATAATGTGGTGTGAAACCTGATTCTTGGAAGTAAGCATACCTTACATTATTTTCTATTAACAGCGAATTTTTGTTATGCGTGGATGTAACGCTATATTCAATTCCCTCGCTAAGACCATATTCGAACTTTGGCGCTAGTTGTTTCGCGATTCGCGTAATTGCATCGCCAATTTTGTCCACTTCTGGCACGGTTAATTGGCTTACCTTTCTGAACAGTTTCCATCTTTTATTAATTTTTTCAATACCTTTAAGTCTTATTCTAATTGTAAGCGTCATCTTATCCACCTATATAAGCAAATTCTATCATCACTCTCTTTATGCGCAATATTTCGGGAAAGTCGGCAATTTTGCCGTCCTCTTCATATTTTTCATAGCGCTTGAACACAAAATAATTTTGTGCTATAGTTTTTGAGCCGTCTGAAGATGCAGGGTTTTTAAGCACTTTAACAATCTGGTCGGCAATTTCATCCCTATGATTTATCTTGTGTGCCCAAACGCGAATGTCCAATCGAATTACTGGACTGCTCAATTTGACACTTGCCCTATCGATGGTTATTCTTGTCGACTCTTCCTTATTTTCGGTTACTATGACAAATGGCAAGTCAATTTCTTTGGTCGCGGGACGGGATTTATAAATCCATTCGCTTCCCGATCGCTGAGGATTTTGCTTATCTTGAAGATTTTGCCTAAGGACATCTCTAAAAAATGTAATTGCATCGTCTCCTAACGTATTCAGGCTTACCATAATATCTCCAGCGAGATTAATTGCCCAACGGCATAAGCCTCCAGCGAGGCACAGTTTCTAATTCAATTTACCCAAGTCGAATTTATAAGATTGTCCCGCTTACGCTATCAGCCATTTCCATGCTTTCAGAAAGCGTTTTCAAATAATGGGCTTCTCCACTTGGCTTGTATTTTTCCCTTTTGCAGAGCGCCTGAAAAAAAATAGTTTCGCCATTAACCATCTCAGGAAAGACATCTATAATCCTGTAGGTGACGCCATTGTGAATTATCCTGTCTTCGGTACTTACGCTTGCATCATGCTTGAAAAACACCATTGCATCTCCAACTTCCAATGTACCCGCATACTCAGTAATGTCATCTAACCTGAGTATTTGCACGACAGCTTGAACCGAAGATGGCGTAATATATTCAATTGGATTGTCATCAGCATCTCTACCACGCGTAATTGAATGGTATGTTATTGTTTCCTGAGCTTTGCTAAAAATTTGCCTTAATCCATCCCTAAATTGTTGAACTACGGCAGATACCATATTATCTCACTCCAATTCGCCCAGTCTTGTCTGAAGTCCAAGGCGTTACAAACTCTTTCCTCCAGAAATCCTTGTCGTCTGTTCTCCTGAGCATCCTTGTCTTGAGATAGTGCAAAATCCTTTGATATTGGTTAAAATGCTTTGTAAATCCGCTTGTCATATTTTGCAATGTAAGCTTACCAAGCTGCAATTTTTCATAATAGCCAGTTTCAATGCGCGTGTAGGCTAAAGACGCGGCAAGGTATGCACAGGCTTGCCTCAATAACGGATGTGGATCGCTTTCGGATACCGGAGCATAGGTGTATGTAACTTTCAATGTGCTTCCTGACGATGGCGCCGAGCTAAGCACAAACTTGCCCTCATTTGGATATATTTCAGATACTGTCATCTGTGTTCTGTTACCATCGCTATCATATTCATAAACTTCTATATCATCTGTATCAACATCTCCATCATCATCGAGGTCTCCGATGTACCAGTCAAATGATTTTTTTACATAAAATGTTTTGTTTGACCCGTCAATTTTGTTTTCGCGCGTGGAATCTATTTCTTCGACAGTCTCTTCTATTATTTTTGAGTTTATTTCATGATTTAACTGGGCCATAGCAAATGTAATTATGTCATATAAAGTGGAATCGCTTATATCTGTTGAGCTTAAATTAGCTAACAGCCTAACATCATCTGGGCTACAATAACCGCGCCATGTCCCACCTTGCATAGCATCTGAATAATCAGAATAAAAATAACTTCCAGCGCTGCCTCCCCTGAACCTGATTTTATACCAGTTGCTTGTAGCCCCACTCTGGTCAAAATATGTATTATCAGAAATGTCCTGTACAGCAATTTGTGTATAAGTCCCGGTTTGCGAAGACGCCCTATAAATAACAGTTTTGTTATAAGTCACTTCATCCAAATCTGGCAATCTCCATCTCAATAAAATTCCCATTTAATCACCTTCTAATACTTTTTTTTTATCTCGAATATTTAAACCCCCTCTCTATCGCTGGATGCAAGAGCTGGCTTATGCTTTTTTGCTTTTATCATCTTTCCGACGGTTTTTTCCATAAATGCCAATGCTGGAGCCACTTCTCCAGCTTCCAAAGCCATATCTTCGGATTTCACGATGCTTAATATTGGTTTGATTCTCTTTGCTTCAATGAAAAGCTCGATTGGAGGGCGTATAAATGCGAAATCAAACAAACTGATTGTATCAAGTAGCTCAATGAGTGGTGTTTTATTGATTGTATCCGTCAAAGTTAGCTTCTCTTGTAAAACTTTCAATTGTATTTTTATTTTTTGAATATAATCTGCCAAGCTTAATGTGTCGGAAAGAGTTATGAATTTTGTTAGCTGCCTGCTGAATGTGTCTGTTATACTAATGCTATTCAAAATCACTTTATTGCTAAAGCGAATTGAATAATCAGATAGTGTTATTGTTTCATACAAACATTTGCTTGGCTTCTTTTTTATGCTATCCGACAAAGCCATAGAATCGCTAAGCTGCGTTGATGTACGCTTATATGATGCATCAATTAAAACCAAATTGTCCGATAAGAATGATTTTGTGTACCTTGATGCATAATCCACAAAATTTATTAGCTCTATAATGGTTTTGTGAAACTCTTTTGGTATAGTATCTGTAATAAAAATAGAGTCAATGAAATATATGCTGGTATCTTTGACAATGAAATCACTGATTGAAAAGCTATCCGTGAACACAATATGAATTGTCTTCTGAAAACCAATAAAATCGGAAAGCGCGAGAAAATCTGACAATACCTTTCCTGCCCCTTTTATAACAGAATCTGCAACATTCATACTCTCTGTCAGCGTAATGTTACTCTTCTTGGCTAAACTATCGACCAAAGTGAGCGCATCTGTAATAGGGTGCTTTGCGAATTTTCGCGTTGTATCAGTTAAATTCAAAGTCTCTGTAAATACAAATGACTTGCCAAAAACTTTTTCAATTTGATCGTTTAATGTAATAGATTCATGATACGCCCTTTTCAAGTCCTTTGGAACAGTATCTGTTATGTCTATAGTTTCAGTCCACACGCGCGTGAAGTTTCCAGTCTTTATAACCGAATCTAACAATGATATTGATTCAGAAAGTTCTTTTATATATGATTTTATTCTTTCCACTGAATCAGAAAATGATATACTGTCGCTAAAGCTTCTATAAAAAGTGCCAATTCTATCGAAAGTATCTGTTATATCCAAGGTTTCGGAAATTATGCGGACTGCGGCAAGCGTTTTTTCGAGTGCGTCATTTATAGTTATTGAATCAATCATGACTTTCTGTGGCTTTTTAGATGTACTGTCGCTTAAATTGACAGCATCTTGAATAGGAACTTTATTAATAAAAAACTTTTTGACATCAGACAAGATTAAAGTAGAGGCTATGACTTTGTGGGCGCTGATATAATGCTGATCGGATAGAGTTATGGAATTTGAAATTATTTTTTGATATGTTGTTTTGGTAATAATGAAATCAGATAAATCAAGCGTTTCTTGAAATGCCTTATGTAAGGATTTTATGCTTTTTAAGCTGTCGGATAAGTTTAACAAATCACTTAAAGCTTTTTTATAAGATGCTTGCTTAGCTATCGAATCGCTAAAGTCGATTAAATCCGATATGATTATTTTAGCAAAATTATATACCGAATCCGTCAAATCAAGTGTTTCGCTGAAAAATGCCTGCGACTTTTTTGCCAATGAATCGGTAAATGTTGCTGTCTCCGCCATCTCTATGCTTGTTTTAATTATTTTCGTGTCTGATAAAGTGATAGTTTCTGCTAATGTTTTTTTGAATTCGGCATAAAGTTGAAGGGGCAATTAACTCACCGCTTGCATATCTATACCCACTCTTGGATTAGCAGTCACATAACTACAATTGCCATATAACCATATGTCTTTTTGTTCATCCACCGCTACATTATACCAGATTAACTGCCAGCTGTTTGTAAGTTGTACGCAGTTAGAAGAGGTTTTTGGATCGTTGGTTGACGCATTACAAGCCCATAGTGTCCAACCCGTATTCAATGTTCCGACATATTCGATTTCAAAATTCCCGCTTTGTGTTCCATCATTTGTAGCATTTATGATGCCGTCATTGGTTGTCTGGTTTTCTGGATATGTAGGATAAAATGCCCAATCCGGAGAACAATTAACAAAACGAATGATATTAGCGGTCGTGTTATGATTTATATCGAAAGTCACAGACGGAGCGCCACCACTTGTCGTTATATAAGTAAAAACATCTGAGACATTCCAATTATCATTACTGTCATTTGCGTATACTTTCCACTTTATTGTTGCCCCTACTGTCGAATTCACAACTTTAGTCACGTTTGACCAGTCCGTTGTTCCTGACATTGATACCCAAGAGTCGTTCACAAATTCCACCGAACTCCAACTGCACCCTGCCGGTGAACAATCGCTACAATCCCCTTCTGTTCCGCACGCAGAGCAAGAGCCTAAGTTAGAGCAGGACTCGGGAGTATAAGTACAACCGCATATCGCCTCGCAAGTTCCTATTGAACATGAGTTTGGAGTTCCTGAACACGAACCACTTCCTCCTCCACCACCAGTGCAATCATATTCGTCCGCTCCTATGTCCCAAGTTCCTGACCTTGTGCACGCATCTATATCATCCGTGAAATAAGACGACAAATCCGTGCCAGCATCTTTTGCACACGAAGTGGACTGAATGTGCAAATCCTCACTTCCCGGTGTTGTAGAAACAAAATCTATATCGCTTAACGCTTTATTGTGTTGTGAATGACTTCCGGGAGCAGAACTATCTGAACCTATATTATAATCCCCAGTGCAAGAGTAATAATCATTATAACCAGTTCCAGAATTATTGTTATAGACAAGAACATTGTAACATTCTGCATTTCGAACTATGATTTGATTGCTATAGCTACCACTACCCATTGCTAAAATGCTACAACTTCTAACTTTATTGAATCTTACAACCGAATATCCCGAACTTCCAAAATCGTAGATTATAGAATTTTCTATTGTTGAAGCTTCCCCATGATAAACAATTCCCCCGACATTATGTATTAGTAAATTCCTAAATGTATTATTTAATCCACTATCCATATAGAAAACTCCCATAGAAGGTTTTGAAGGTTGCTGAATTTCTATTCCTTCTACAAGAACATGAGATATTCTAAAAACAAAAGTGTAACTACTGCCTGTTTCATTAACGAAAAATCCACTTTCTGCAGTTCCATTATGCCTGTTCGGGCCTTGAGTCCCAGACGCACTTGCGTTTGTCCATATCACTACTTTATGATTAGCATCCGTCACAAAATTTTTAATGTCTATATAAGCACTGCCTTCATCATAACCGTTTGCCCAATCGTTATAAAGACTTAAAACAACATCCCCTACTTGTTGCCCTGTATCTGAAATTGTAAACGTATGTCCTGAACTTATAGTTACAGTTCCAGTATTTATAGTTCCACTACAACTTACGATTAAAGCTTTGTTAAATGTGCTTATGTGTTTTAAAGTTCCTGTTCCTCCCCCTGAAAATGTAACCGTTTTTCCATCGTCACTTGAATCATAATTACCTCTATCTGAAACCGTGAATATCTTTGTGCTGGAATCTGTTAAATCGCATGCTATTGCACTTCTCCAATCATTAATTTTAGAGTAATCCCCTCCTGATGCTCTTAATGTACAGACAAAGTCATTATCGTCTGGTGTATAGGTGTTATAGCTCCCTCCCCCGCCACTCCAAGTGCAACCGCAAAGTTCGCAGTCGCTTTGGCTTGAGTATGAATCGCAAGAATTGGGCGTTCCGCTACAATTTTCTGCCGTGTAAGAACATTGAGAACATGCCTGACATTGGGCGGAGCTTAGTCCAGAGCAGTCCAAAGTCCCGTCGCAAGAAGTTGTGTTGCTTCCGTTGTAGAAACTGAAAATATAACCGCTTAGACCATCATTATCATACCACTTTAAAGAATGTAATATTGGGCTTCCTGCTAATGTTGAATTCGTGGAATTGTCTGACCAAAACGGTGGGTTATTATCTAATGTGAAATAATATGGCATAATGTAGAAGTTCGTGTTACCTACATCATCTGTGGCATTTGCCATTAAATAATACTGTCCGTTTGGATAACCTGTCGAATCGAATGTGTAATATTCAGTTCCTTCGGTTATGTTGTTGTCTGCCAATATTGCAGCTAAAGTATTATTAGAATGATATAAGTATATTGAGTAGTTGAATGGGTCGCTGTTCGGGTCTTTTGACGCTGTCCAAGTTATGTTAAAAATTCCAGAATAAGTTGAATTTTCAGGAACTAATATTTCTGGTGCTGGCGAAGGTGCAAAATTATGTATGGCATAGGTGTCCTTTTGGACTGTTGAATTATCGCAGTTTCCTACATTATCGCAAGCGTAAACTTTGTATCCAACGGTAGTTAGCCCATTTCCGTTAAGTTGTATTAACCAAGTATCTGCTGAATAATCTTGATTAGTCCAAGATGTTCCACCATTTCCTGTCGTTTCAACCGAGTTTGAATCTATGTTGGCGTAAGCAACTTCCCAGTCCGAACCTACCTCCGCATAAAACACTATGTATCCCGTTGATGTAATCTTAATACCATCTAAAAGAGAATTTTCATCCCCATAGAAATATGTATTCTGGTAGTTTGTGTCTTCTTGAGAAGTTAGTGTCGCTATAGGGATACAATAATCAGAATTGTATACCTTGCCAGTCGTATAAGAGCTGTTACAATAATAAATCAACAAATTCCCGGAATTTCTGTATAGCCTTGGCTTTAGGACAAAAGTTGTATTCGGATGAGTTGAAATGTTGTAAAACCTGACTTTTAATGCCTTGTTATTTGAATCCAAGCTATAATTGTATTTCGTTGCCGACCTCATCGTTTCTGGGTGGACATTATGCGTTGACGGGTTGTATGCGTAAGTGTGCAGAGTTATGTTGAATACAGACGAAGTGTTGGTCATAGTATGCTCGTGTTCGAAATCCCCAGCAGTTCCATTTAAGAAGCACCAAGGTTGGTCTGGATATTGTGAATCATTTATCCAATGATAGAATTTTACGGAAGATTCATTGACTCCAGAATCGTCCGTTATCGTGACATTTATATATAACTTTCCCAAAGAACTTGAGTTCAAATCTGGCGGTTGCTGTTGCCAGTTTGAGAATGATGGTGGAGATGTGTCCCCGCTCTCGACATAGGCGTCGAACTCGTAAAAATCTTGAGTATAAAAATAATTAATTTTATTAACACAGTCACCAAACGGCTGACGTATTCCTCCTCGAACTTCGATATACCTTCCTGAAGTAGCCGTAAATGAACATTCCTGCCATTCTTTTTTAGTAGAAAATGAACATGCAGAACTTAACAAATTAGATTCTCCATTACAGTCAGGGTCGTCACAGACTTTTATGATTCCTACTTTACAAGGATTATAACTCTCATCGCCATCTGCATAGATTCTTATCTTCGAAATCGTGTAGGTGTCCCCCATATCGTATGTGATATACCACTCGTAAGTCGGACCATCTTTATCATTACCAATATTTTCATCCCAATAACTCGAAGTGGAATCGTCTATCGACTTACTTGCAGTATCTAAAGAGCTCTGGGAACTGTAACTCTCCACGCTGCTCGGAGTCGTCCAATCGGCATTGAGACTTAACACTTCGTCCATATCCAAACTTCCGAAGCTGAATCTAATCGACAAGACATACACGAACTGCCCATTTGGGAGCGTGACTCTTTTTATCTTCCACTCTTGAGAGTTTGAAAGGTTAAATTCCTTTTCAAAATCTACAAATGAAATCGTATTATTATTTTCATCCAAGAAATAAAAATTATGTGTAATCTCTCCGGATTTGTCTATAAGCTTGTTTAATCTGTATTGCTCGCTACCGTTTTTCCCGACTACTCTCACATACTTCATTTTCTTTGCCGAATCTGGATTTACAGCGAATATATATTCCACCGAAATATCATCCAAATCTATCGGTGTTGAAACATTTATCGGTATCTTCCATTTCTCGTGGTGGGTGTCTCCTCTAATGCCAATAGAACAGGGGAACGTAAATATGTTATATGTCAAGTTTGTATAATATCCTAATTCTTTCTGCGTGGCTCCGTCATCCAGTATCTTCTCGTTCCAATACGGTTTTCCTTTGTTGCTTGTTAGCCATTTAGTGTAAGTGCTTGCTCCTTTTGTCGCATGTATCCTGACAAACAAATTAACTGGTGGCTTGTCATATCCTTTAGGATACAATATTATCTGCCCGTGTGACTTATCAAATCCTGCTATGTTCTTCTTTTCGTCTCCTAACCATAATCCAGCTCTATCTATATCGGCAAAATTAATATTGTCAAAATCTACTACTGCTCTCGTTCCGTTGTTGTATTCTACCACTTCCTTTATCTCTTTAGACCATGATGGAGAAATCCATTTATCACCATACCAAACGGGGTCTATGTCCCCGAATCCCCATTTAATGTCATCATAAGGATAATATTTGTATCCAATAAATCTAATCTGATAGCTTTTTCCTTTGCTAAATTTTATGGCGTATTTCACATTCTTATTCCACGGCTTGCTCAGGTTTATTGTCCTCCAAGAATCCCGCCAGCTCCTTTGCAGGATAACTTTCCTCACTGGCGGGTTCGTGCTGAATGTCCAATTCTCGTTGGGATAAATATAAATGTCCGTGTTGGCTGTGAAGTTAATGTAAGCATAGCAGGGATCTAATTCCGTCCCTGCACAGACCATGTCCCCAGAATATCCTGTTATAGTAATATCTCCTCTTTGGGCAAGAAGCATAAAAAGAAGAAAAACAACAGGAATTGAAGTGATGCCAATCTTTAAGCCATATTTCTTAACGCTATCATAATAAACTCTTCTGTATTTAACCATTTAGCTCACCAGCTCGATTTTATTGTCCGGAAAAATCTTCATAATTGTTTTCACATTCTTCCCTTTAATCGTTTTCTGATAGCCGATGTTGTAGACTGTTTGCGGCGGAGAAGAAAAATTGATGTCACGCCAGAAAATAAGTCTAGCATCAGAATCAAGATTAACAATCCATTTATGGCTGCCTCTGGTAAGAATGACTTTTTCCACATCAGAATTGTTATAAACACAATTAACCAAATCGTTCGAGGATACAAGCCTCATGCCATTTCTAAAAAAAACTTCAAATTGCATTGTATTGCCTCAATTACGCCATTGTATTGGCGTTAGGAAAGTCCTTAACTACACTGGACTTTCCAAGTAATTTGCAATGAATCGCCAGATGTTACATTGATTGCTGAAAATGTTTGCCTTGCAAGCATAGTTCCACCAGAACTTTGGTTAAATATTCCGCTCTCAGTTACTGCAAATGATGCGGTGAATGTAAATGTAGTTACCCATTGGCTCGTGTCATTTGTCACGCTTGTAGTTACTCTTGTCCCAGTTACATCGGCACCGCCACGCCTTGAACCGCCACCGCTTGTGATTTCATGTTCCAATTGAGTATCACTTGCGCTTGCAGATCCAGTGCCAGTTCCTATGGCAATGTAGTCAAAAGCGTTTAATGATCCAGCTTGGTCTGCATTTATCAGTCCAGCAACTTCTGCCAACCCTGCATTTGTTATCGTGTTATTGATAACCCTGTGGTCTATTACTTGCCCGTCTCTTATGTGGTCTATCTCAAACCAACCTCTAAAATTTAACGAACTGTCTTGAGCTTTATTAACTTGTTTTGACACTTGGTCATTCATTGCAAAACCTTCATTTGGCATTTTAATTCCTCCTTTTTTAAGTTTTATGAACACAAACTGCCACATAATCTGTGCTGTCAAACACAATTGCCCTAACTTCATCAGGGCTTTTTCCTTTAAGCGCTCCCATAACTTCCGCTAAAGTGCCTTTTAATGTATACCAGTTTCCATATTCAGTTTTAGTTACTGCCATTCAAAACACCTCACTGAAGCTCCATTATTTTTTTTATTCTGTCTTTCTCCAATCTCGGTATTTCGGTGACTCCAAGAGATTTAAGCAATTCTATCTGCTCTTTTTTGTTCATTGCTCTCAATTCAGATTTGGTATACTTTTTCTTCCTTGTGACAATTTTAGTTGCCGTAGCAGCTGCTAAGCCATTCATTACATATCCATAGGCGCCTACCATTGAGATCACCTTTAAACTCTCACAACTTCCAGCTTAGCAAGCAAATTTGGCATATTCATTCCAGAACCGTTTTCATCTTTGAAGAATGTGACAACTGTAGCAAGATTAAGCACATTGTTTGAAAGAGAGCCCAAATCTTTTTCTGCGTAAGCTGAAGCATCAACTCCGTTAGTGAATGTAAGACTGACTATATTTGATGTTGAAGTTCCATCAGTTCCTCTTGAATAAAATCCAAGAACCATATTATTGGTCTGGACTCCAGTTATTGCTGACTGTGGCACTATTGAAGCCTTTTTGATTTTGCATCTGAATGGAGCAACAAAGACAGGAACTTCAGCTGTGCTCCCTGAATTTACTGCAGAAATTCCAACTTCTATTGTCCTTTGCTTACCATACCAATATTTATTTCCCATATTCACACCTCGTTAAAAAGCTTAACGGTCATATCTGACCGAACCTTGCGGTTAAGCTTTTTTAATTGCTTCTTTTAAAAAAAAGAAGCAAAAGCGGGATTATCAAAAAACAAATGATAATCCACAAAATTGGAAAGTTTTGCCTTCTCAAAGTATCTTACTCGTCAGCGACTTTCACATGACAAATCGAGTCGTTGTGCAAAGAGTCTGTTGCGTATGCTTGTTCAAGTATTATTCTGGTTTCAAGGTCACTTGGATACTCAAATATCCTCAATCTTGGTCTCTGTCCCCATGCTAAAGCTGCAGATACGCGAGCCTTGACCATGTAACAGTTGTGACCAGCTAAACTGCCACCACCCCAGTTTGTTGCTGATGTGGTATTTACTGAAGTTATTATTTTAACACCCTGATATTTTCCTATTTCGCCGTTAAGCACAATCTCGTTGCCACCATATTCTGCCGCATTCGTAAACTGACTATCAGTCAAAAGTACATATTCCTGTTCTGGGCCTATGTACATTACAAATGGGCTGTCGGGCTCCGAGAACCAAGGTGCCTTACTCTGTGATGATTTTGATTCTGAACCGCTGTCCCAGTAATACATCGTTGTACCTTGTAGTCTGCTTTTGGCCTTCACTATAAGTGATGGTGTTAGAATATCTCCAGATTCCAATGTAGATGTTGACGAAGCATCTCCACCAAACAATTCAGAAGCTCCTTTTGCCGATGATGTTGCAACTGGAGCTCCATTTATTGCAGCGGCAATTGCCTTGTCAACTACATCTGCCCAATAGTCTGTAAGCTCTTCTCTGGCAGCCTGTATAAGGTTAACTGCTGTAGTTCTCACAGCGTTGTTGGATATTGCTACACCATATGCATGTGGTGAAGGTGTTAAAGTAAGACCTTCAAGGTTGTTCATTGTGGTGAATGTAACTGAATTACCTTCTGTGGTTGTGTCTGTTACTGAAGTCCCAAGAGTGCTAAAGTAACCTTTTCTGTAAGGTATTACTATGCTCTGGGTGCCTGGAGGCATATCATACTGGCTAACGATGTCCAAAAAGAACATCTTTTTCTTTGCTGAATCTACTATGGTGTTTAGCCATCTCTTTGCGAGAAGGTCTGTGTTGTGAGAAGTGGTTGTATCAGCAAGCTCTTGTATAGTTCTCATACTCCAATCCCCTCCTTAATCATATTGAACATTGCCAAATCAAGTTCTGAAGCATTTATATTAGCTTCGCTATTTGGATCTATGAACTTCTGAGCAATTCTTATTGGCTTTACGCCAAATTCTGACATTTTCTGTGTTACTATTTCACCTATCTGAGTCTGCAAGTCTTCTACGGTTACGCTTGACTTTGATTCCTCAAGCTCGTTGTGCTCCTTTCCCCAAGCTTTTGCAGCTTCCTTTATTGTCGCTCCTGGATGCTTCTTGAGATATTCTTTGATAAAATCTGTGTAAGCTGAAAGCTCTTGCTCAGTTTCACTCATTTTCTCTGGATATGGATATTTCTTCTTTTTGAGTTCTTCTATTTCTTCTTTGAGCTTTTTGATTTCTTCTTCCATTTTCTCTGGATATGGATATTTCTTTTTCTTCAGCTCTTCATCTGCTTTTGGGTATGGGTATTTCTTTTTTGCAAGTATTTCTGCTATTTTTTCTGCAAGTTCTTCGACATTTTCAGTTACTTTGGTTTCTGTCTTTGGCTCTTCTTTTGGTGTTTCTTCTTTTTTCGGTGTTTCTTCAGATACTTTAGAAGACTCTTCTTCTAAAATTTCTTCCTTTGTCTTAGGCATATTCTCTCCTCCTTTATTTTTGATTTTTATTTCGCTGTTAAGAAATGTTGTCTTAACAGCGGGATTGATCACGACAGAGAAATTTTCGAAGTATCCATCATACATCCTTTTGTTATAGTCTGCTTCTCCAACTACCTTTGGAGAAATTCCAAACTTGGCGCCATACGCCAGTTTTATTGCAGTCGGCTTGTCTAATATTGCCAAGTCTCCAACTATATTACCATTTTCGAGTCTTGGGTTCATAACTTCTCCAATCCATTCGGCAGCCCTGTCATCAATGTGGTCTAAAAAAAGTGCCCTTACTTTTACATCATCCCAGTTTGTTTTCTTAAAAATGGTTTCAATTGTCTTAGGGCTGTAGTAAAAGTTGTTCCACACGCCAGGAGACATCAATATTTTGTCTTTCAGAATGAATGGCAACTTAACCTCTGAATCCAAGTCTTTATATGCTTTATTAACTAACTCTTGTACTACAGGATGCTCAAAAATTTCTTGTAAATTGTCTTCTTTCATAGATAGTTTTAAACCAAACTCGAATTTATAAACTTTTAAGAAAGTATTTGTTGTGTTAACTATAACAGACCATATTCTTTCTGGTAAGAATATACAGTAGATGTACTGCATTTCACCATGCGCGCTATCTGTTTTCTGCTCTCGCCTTTTTTGGTCAATTCTACTATCATCTGAATTTTTTCAATAGAGATGCGCGGATATGCCAAATTAATCACCAATATGAATTAGTTTAGGCTTAACACCGGGCTTTGCCCAGACGAGCCATTCTTGCTTTTTCGCTTTCAATTCTTTGATAACATCTTCAAGCTTGTGCGAATCTGCATAAGGAGTCTGGTCTTCCGGATGAGAAATAAGCCAGACGCGACGCCCACCAACAGGAGCGAACTGAATTATATAACGCCCCTTTAGTTTTTTCCCATGTAAAAATATTTCAAAACTATGCTTTCTCCAAACTCCCATATCATAGGTGCCGTGATCAACTGCGAAAAATTTCGCATAGTAATTTTTGGTTGCGCCTACGCCTTCTGGCTCCGAAACATAAGGCTTTTTTAATCCAACTTTTGCCCACGCAAGCGGCTCTAACAACTTGAATGTGCCTTGCATCTTTTCGTTTCCTTCAAGCTCACACAACCTACAGCCACCTGCTTTTTTCAAATCTTTTGTGCTACCAGTAAAAATTGTAAACCCCCATAGTGATTTGTCGTCTTTCTGGCACCTGAGATCGCCATGAACAGAGTTATCCGTATCAAGAAGCTCCTCTTCACTCATCTTAGATTCGTCTTCAGTCAGCCCTCTATAATGATGATGGTAAATAAATACTCCCTTGCCTGATTTTGGAAAGCTTTTATACCAGTTTGCATCCCAAAACTTAACTGCCGCTTCGTATCTTGTTTCAAAATCTCCACCTTCGCCTTCGCCCTTTTTGAGAACATCTTCCCAAGATTTTTCTTTCAGCTCTTCCTTTTCCACAATTACTTCTTCACCAATGCTGGTGACAATATCTTCCAAGTCTTGAATAGATGATGTTTTCTTCAAGTCTGGTCTTGTTTGCCTAAATCTTGGCTTGTGTATCGAATATCTGACTTTATTTATTTCAGGATAAGTATGGCGCCACACATCTTCTAAGGCAACATCTATAATTGTTCCAGGAGAAACTTCTTCACTTGTGTTAAATGTATGACCAAGAACCAAGACTTTTTTTCCGTTAAAATCTTGAATGTAATCTGGATGAAGCTTTTTCGCATCCTCCTGAGAAACATATATTCCAACAAGGTAATTGAATAAATTCCTTTCCTTTTCGACTTTCTTTAGCACGACAGCATGAATGTCAACCAGATGTCTGAACTTTATCCATGCTTTTGATTTTTCGCCAAATACATAAGGCGAATCCAAATCCTTTATCACGCAACCTTCGCTCCCATCTTGCCGTGTAGCCCAGTTAATCAATTTTTCTGCATTCTCTTTTGTACCGATTTTATACAAAACCCTTTCAACTCTGTCATTGAACTTGAGCTTATCCAGAACAAGCTGCCTTTCATGTAACGGTTTTTCTATAATTGGCTTGTCAAAATATGTAATATCAAAAACATGCATTTTAATTAATGAATCATCAAGCTTTTTCCCAGATTTCACCGCGCCGATAAATTTCATCAAAGGGTCTCTACCAAGAGCTTTTCCTTCAGGAGAGTATGGAACAATTTCCCCATCAACTATAAAATCATGATTAGGCGCAAGCTTTTTGATATTTTCCATTAATGTTGGAAATGCCGAAGAAATGTCTTTTTTCTGCTCGGAAAATATTTTCACTTCTTCCCCTTTCTTATGAGCTACTGCGTGAAATCCATTATACTTGAACTCAAATGAATATTTTTTTCCGTTCTGTAAATCATTTATGCATTCTTTCAAATCATAATAAGCGGAACCATGTGGCTTCATAGGCAAATATGGTTTAAACAATTTTGGCTGGGCTTCGAGACTAAAAACAGACCAAAACTGATTAAAACCTAACTTATATGTTGAATTATAGCCCCTAATAAGAACACCATCACTGGTAGGCAAAGCCCTGAATAGCTTAACTGCCTTAATCATCTGATCCGAAGAATTGACAACAACAAATGGAGACTTAACTATGTTCTCTGTAAATTCGAGTAAGTTCAAAACTTTTTTGCGCTCATAAAGCCTGATGTCATCTAAAGACTGATTCTTATAATACAATATGTCAAACACCTTGTATTTGTTGCCGACCAGAACACCATCAAGGATTATGTCTTCTGCAGTAAGGTTTGGCGCCTGCTTCACAATATCCGGATATTTATCTGTCACATTTTCTTTGTTTGATAAAAACAGTTCAATGTTTTTTCCAGCCTTATGCAAAAGCAAGCGAATGCCTTTCGGTCTTTCCTCAACAAAATAAACATTAGCCTCGTTAGGATTTAGCTCTTTTATTATGCTCTCGATACCATTATACACTTTGCTTTCTGAAGGTAAAAAAGGCTTTAGAGGGATTATATTAGACTCTTCCAACTCCTTTTCGTCAACTTCTTCTGTCTCTCCATCTTCAAACTGTATTATATATCCTTTTTGTTTTATTTTCTTTTTTATGACGCCAACCTTGCCTTTGGCTTTCACTTTTTTTCCCACAGCCCAAATAATTGGCTGGATGCTACCAACATCATGCGATGTCGTATCGGCAAGCACTTCGATTTCTTTTTTCGTCAGCTCTTTAGTGGTGCCATCTTCGAACTCGATGACATAAGTAGGTTCAATAGCATACTTCTCAATTTCATTTAATCTTTTAATTTTATTTTCTATTGCCTTAAGCCTATCTTCGATAGCTGTTATCCAAAGAGTTTCTTGCGTTGCCAACTTCAGCTCTTTTTTCTGAAGCTGACTTTCTAAACTATCAAGTTGCGCTAATATTTCTCTTTTTTTCTTTTCATATTCATTGAGAAACATCATTTAACCTCCTTTATTATACCTCTTTTACCATTGATAACAATAGCTTGCCCGATTTTCAATTCTCCCATTTCAACAACTTTTCTGTCAGACTTAACTAAGGCAAGGTCATATAACGGAACAAACGAGTCATGCGAACCTTCAGGATCTCCCCAGATAAAATGTATTTTATTTGCTATATCATTTGGTAGCATTTTTAACAACCTAACTTCGATTGCTCTTCTAATATAATCGGGAGGGGTGCGCATACGAATATGCAAATCTATGTCATTGGGTATGTGCCCCTCCTCTCGTTTTACATTCGAACCAACTAACGATATAAAATCTTTTATGATTTTAAATTCCTTAAACTGACTGACAAGAGGTGTTAATTCGTCAATTGAGGCGGTGTATTCCTTATTTTCACTAACTTTCATATTTTTAACTCTATTGTACAGCTCTTTCGCGTATGGAGTCATTTTTTCTGGCTTGAATATATGCTTCATGTCGCCCCGTTCAACTCTTTTCACAATCTCATCGTAAATCTTTTTGGCAAGCCCTATGATTGTATCGAAAGAATGCTTCAGGTTGCCTCCACGCTTTTTTGTCGCATACCAAGCTAAGACTATTCGCCAATCGTTGGTCAACGCTTTGCTATTGACTTTTGATGGATCATACTGATTAACATCTTCTATCATTTCTATTTCAGAAAGCTCACTCATAAACTGGACATCCTTAATGAATGTTTGGGTCCCGGGCAGAACCTTTATTTTTTTCGGCTTTTTGAACTTCTCGATTATGTCAAATGGATACATAAACAGAAAGCGCTTCCCGCCCCACCATTTTTTCCTTTCTTCATTGCTTATAAGGTGTTGCGGCTTGAAATTATTGAATTCATCAAGATTTATGAGAAAAGGCTTTTTGAGACGCAATATACCATAAGCATATTCATCGTCGCAAAAGTAGAGAAGCTTGTCAATCATCTTCATATATTTTTTTGCTTTCACTATATACTTCTTGTTTCCTTTCCATATCATCTCGGCGTGCGGCTTAACAAGGTAAATCCCTTCCTTTATCTGAATCAGATAGTCATTTACTTTTTCAAAATTGTCTGCTATTATAAGACTCATTCCATCATAAGCAAGGGTAACGCTTGTTCGCTTATCGCCGCCAATATCAGACCAAATCTTTTCAATCTCTTTCTGCGCTTTATTATATGATGGATATGTGTGCCCTGCTTGCGTCAAAACAATTTCACGTGTTTTGAATTTCTTGCAGAATTCAAGAGCTTGCTTTACATTCATATGCCCCCTTATTTTTTTGTCATCCCACATTGCAGCATCTATTATAATAATTTTAGACTTCTCAAAATAGGGTATTGATTTATCTGGAACAGATTCCATATCTTCTGCATAAACTATCTTGTTATCGATTCTGAAGCCCACTGTAGGAAACTTGTTTCCAGTAGGGAATGCTTCGGCGTGAATAACCTTAAATGGTACAATCTTAAGGTGTTCGAGATTCAATATTTCATACGGCTTGAAATTTCTTATATCCATATGAGACAAGTCCTTAAACCGCTCTTTTATGCGAAATTCTGTTTCTTTTTGCATATATGCTATCGGAGCTTTCTCTTGTTTTTTTTCCTTTAACCAGTATTTTAACTGAGGTATGCCTCCAATCGCATCAGAATGACCATGACTGAAAACAATATAATCGATTTTATTGGTGTCCGGCGCAAATGTCTGCATTTGCTCATAAAACTGTGGCGTGCAGTCAAAAAGCACAGTTGTCCCGTTCCTTGTGGTCAGAAGCATCGAGCTATTCCTACGATTATCCTTTCCCTTCCCCACAACAGGATTTGTTGGACCTGTTCCCAGCATCAATAATTTCATTTTTCTCACCACATAATATGCAGTATGATTGAAACAAGAATGGCCACAGTAGCTCCTATTCCAGCAACTTTTATCTGTACTCGCCCAAGCGCATTGTTTAATCTGTCAATTTTTTTGTTCGTGTCTTTTAACTCATGTTTAATTTCTTTCAATTCATTGTTCATATCTTCCAAAGCCTTTACAGTATAGCCACGCCATTCCATTTGTTTCAGTCTCCATTCATCTGTCTTAGACATCCTACCAACCTCTACAACTTGTTAGCAATAACCAATACAGATGTAGTTCCATTATCATATAATGGAATTGACACTATCTCAAAATTATCTCCCCTATAATTTATTTTATCAATTAACATTCTTTTAGAATTCATAGCCCTTTTTAATGGACAATTTTTCATTTTACATTTTGTCTTTCCACTCCAAAATCTTATACAAAAATTACCAATCTTTGCTTTTCCACCAAATTTGTTAGCCAGTTTAATGCTCATAGGATTGGCATACAAAATTTTACAATCTTTGCTGACAATAAAAACACATGACTTAACATTGTCAAAAATTTGTTTCATAAAATTAAATATGGGAGTTTTGCCTTTTGATTCGAGAAAAAGCGCTTCATATTCCATTTCGCGTGCAAAGTCCTGCGTAATGCTATCAAGGTCACGCGTCAATTTTTTGAGCTTATTTAGATTCACCATCTGCCCCAACCTCCTGACTGTTGCCGCTCTCTTCAGGTAATCTCTCAGAAGTTCTTATTATATTTCTGATATCTTTGTCTGGATTCAGTAAACCAGCATTCACATATTTTACCAGCCTGTCTGCTTTGCTATCCAAACTTTCTGTAGATATTTCTTCCCAAACAAGAGTCGGGACAGAACGAAATCTATATTGCTTTGCTAAAACTGCGAAAACTTCGCGCTCAATTATTTGGCTAATTTGCTCTTGTAAGGCCTTGAGCTGCCTCTCAAAAAGAATTTTCTGGTCATTTAAGGTTGCCTTATTGGTGTCTGTTCCCAAACCAGTTATAAATGGTTTAGGACCTCCAAGCCCGGCAACAATTTGATCAGAGAAATATTTTAGGTTGTCAGCCAGCTTTTCCACGCGCTTTGACTCAAGAATAACTGGCTCATAAAAATATGGAGAAACAAACTGATGCTTCGTTTCCAAACCCTTGAGCTGGTTCCACACATCATCAATCTGCTCTGGTGTCGGAGGATGCTGATCGTCTCCAACTTTAACCCAGATGCGTGGATACGCTACACGCTGAATCGCTTCTGCATATCCGGCTTCCGCATTTTGCTTAACCCTGATAATATTATAGATGGGTTCAATAAGTCCGACACCCCACCAAGAATCTCCGATTGTATTATACGGAAACTGAACAACTTCTTCCCTCTTAAGAAGGATGCCTTTCCCGCTCTGCGTCTCAGGAAACATAGCAGTTTGATTTACTTGCCTCTCTTTCGGGATTTTAGATGTATCCACATTCCATTTGACATATTGAACATAAGCTTCAGGTTTTCCATCTTGCGCATAAATTACTTTTCCCATCGGAGTTCTCTTAACATCCATTGTCTTGGGATCTATCCAATCAACTGCAAGAAGCTTGGTTCCGCCGTTTGTAATTTTTTCCCAGAAAGCATTGCCATACACAAGCATATGCTGGACAGTTGTTTTCAAAAGGTTGCGAAAATTGGAAGCACGCAGAAACTCTTCCATGATTTTCCTTTCGCGCTCATTTGATGTGTTAACACGAAAATCGCAGGCAAGAAAAGACTCAACAAACTTATTTATCCAGTTGTAGACCATGCCTTCCCTAATATAAATGGTTTCCAAGTCAATTGGATTTACCCGCTTTAGCTGCTCCTCGCCGCTCTTAAATGTTAAAGTTGTCTCGCCCACGCTTTTCATTCCAAGCGTTTGGACAGTCTTATTGCTGGAAGAAAGGTTAAAGACACGCCTAAAAGAATCGAGCAAAGTCATATACAATCAATAATATTTGTTAAAGCAAATTAATAAAGTTTTCCGCTTACGCTTTTGTTACTCATGCATAGGAAAAATCGCTTTCCTTTTTCTTGTTTTCATGCCTTCTCTTAAGCTCTCGCCCAATAATCCGATACGTCGGCAAATTATTTTGTATGAAAAACAGTGCATCATCTTTGTGCCTTTCGCCTTCTCTTAATATATCTTCATTTTCATCTATGATTTTTACAGTATTCTGAATTCGCTCATAAATGTCTGGTGTCATATACTGCATATAGTCTTGCATCTCATATTTTAATTCTTCCATATGCGATTCGATTAAACTTTCCATACATTTTTTAAATTGTTTGTATGTGATTTCTTCCATTTACCTCGCCCTTATATAGGATATAAACTTTCTTTCTTCAGCCGCCGCCTTGAGCATCAGAATGAACGCGATTGCAACATCATCGTGGTCTGCCAAACTTTTGTATGTTGCATATCCTCTCGGTGTCTTGTCAACAACAAAATGCGTCAGCTCATGCTCAAGGCGGTCAATCATCTGCGATGTATATGTCGGTTCCTTGCTGTATGGCAATATTATGTTTCCTTCATTTAAAAGTGTTATAGCTTTGGCAAATGCGGAGTTCCTGTTTTCCTGCGTGAACGGGAAGCCGACTGCGGGTATGCCTTCAGAGATGAGATCGTTGACGATGAACTCGCCGAAAGTTGACTTGTCCAGAAGCATTCTGTTGGGCTGGAAATCGCGGTTAATGCTCTTCAAGACTTCGGTCTGGGCGGACGGAAGCATGCCACGAAACCTGAATATTTTGACAACTTGAATCTTGTTGTCATCCCGCTTCTTGCCGACGACAAATGCAGACCAGTCGCCTTTGAGTGACATAGCAAAATCGCATCCGACATAATATGGATCGGTATCGCCTTCGGGGCGCCTATCCATAAACTGATATTTGAGACTGTGAGCCTGTACAAGAAGCCGCGTTGGGAATGGAATCTCTTCCGATTCGGGAATTATCTTACAGAGATATTGCTGGGCAAAGTGTGACTTCCCCAATTCAGCTTCCTCTTGCTTGAGCCATTCAAGCGGGAATCTCTCGGGCCAGATAGACTTATTATTCTGTATGGCAGGATAGCTTTTGTGCCAGTAATACGGGCTACGCATAAGCTTGGACATCATCAAGTCGTTTTCGTCAACCGGTGTGGAGATTGCGGCAACTTCCCCACGCTTTGCGGTTGCCCGCGTAACAATATACCTGAACCATATAGAATGGTCGCGGTATGAGGACACCTCGTCGCCAAGAACATAATTAACATGGACACCTTTCGCGCTCTCGCCATACGGCTTACAGAAAATTCTGCCTTTGGTGGATGTGGCAATTTCGGTCTTGCTCCAGGTCAGGTTTGAATATTCGGGAACGAGGCGCTGAAGAAGTTCATTCTCCTGCATCGCCATCTTAAGCCTGTCAATAATCTTGGTGGCCTGCGGTATGGAATTAGAGACAATCAACCCCTGCCAGTATTTCTTATAAAAGAGGTTCCAGAGCGGGTATGCTATGCCAAGAATCGTGGTTTTGCCGAAGCCGGTAGGCGCGAGGATAGCGATTCGCTTTTTTGAAAGAAGCGCCTCTATCCACTCGCGGTGAAACCATTTGTAATCGTATCCAAGAACGCGCGTAACCCACTTGCCGAAATCAAATCGGCAGTCAAGGAGAAACTGCTGCTCGTCTTCCCCCTGAAAAATATCTTCCAGCGTCCGCATCAATTCTCCCCTAATATTCTTTAAACTTTCTGCTATTAATTATTTTCTCGCACTCGCTGTATGACGGCTCGCCATCGAAGCTCGCTTTGCCGTAAATTCGCACATATTTCATCTTAATGACGCAGAGGTCGTAATGCAGATGGCTCTCCTTCCCGCTCTTGTCCTTTTTGATGATCCGCCACGCATCGGTAAGGAGCACCTCTTTCCGCGTGTGCCTGTTCTCCTTGACAATCTCGAGCTTCCGCGCAACATAAAAAGCGTTGAACTTTGTCTTCACGATATACATGCCAAACCCTCTATTCACCTATTCTTTTTTTAGAAGCCCCGCCTAAAGGAGCTTCCTACACTCTTCGCAATACTGGACTCCATCAAAGTATGTAACAAATTCCCGCTGGCACATCAAGCACCTTTTCGTCTTCATGCCAAACATCTCATCGCCCATGCTATATTTTTGGTGTAACATATATAAATACTTATCTGTGTTGAAGTATATATGTCCACCGCGAAAAGCATAAATAGGAGGCGCGCCATATAATTAATTATGGGATGGGTAAATTATGTTCTGGTAAAGAAGTATAAAATTGCCTTCGTGGTGGACAGGTCAACTGACGAGCTTGACGGCTATTTCGAGAAAGCCCTGGACTGGCTGCGGGATGATGAGAGGGCAAGAATTGATGAAGAGAAGAAGCTCAAAGATGTGTCAGTCAGGGACTTTGCCGTGCTGTTCAACACATACGAAAAAGCCGTGGCGCTGGAAGGTGCAAGCTCCGCCATGTTTCTGCTCTATTTCCTGAAAAAGTATGGCGTTGAGTTTGAAATACAGTCGGAGTTCAATGTGGATGAAGAAAAACTCAGGAAGGCTGGATGGGTGAATCTGCCACCAGCTAATCCTCCCACCAGCAGACAAATGAGAATCCCCTGCGGGCTGTAGCTCAGTATATGTTATAAAATGCGGTGGCTTATAAGCATTGTAAGGTGCGGGATGCAGCGGTAATTAGAAGTAAAAAAGCTTTATGCAAAAATTTTACCCTCCGGATTATGAGGTGACAACCCGCCCTTATAAAAAAATCTCTCGGAATTTTTTCGGATTTTTTCCTTTTGGTTCACCACTACAAAATAATAAAAAATGTGGTGGTGGGTTTATCTACCTATCAGTTTTTCGGCCTCTTCAGGTGAAACAGTTTCGCCCCAACCTTTTTTATTGTATTGTTCCCAATAGTTACCCGCAAGGTGAATTTTTACTTTATGCTGTTTGGCCATTCTGATTATTTCCCGTGCAGGTATAAAGTCCCCCGCTTCTGAATGGTCTGTATCTATCTTCAAAAAATATCCTCCAATCAATTTATTTGTAAGATACATTGTTATTTTCATTATACATCACCCACTTTATTATTGGCATCATGTATATAAATACTTTTGTATACTTCAGTATATATATTATGTTACTTATTTTTGATATAGTATTCAATACCACAAATTTGATTACAAAAACCTTTATTAATCCAATATATATTAACACTTTTATGTCCGTTTTTTGTTGTTCTTTTTAATTCTCTTCCGCAATTTTTACATTTCATTCCATCACCTTAAAAACGGCCTTACCACCATATCCCGCAATCGACACATTCCCAATCCATGCCATATCCCATGCCATGATAAACAATTTTATGTTTCTCGTGTGCCTTAAAATACACTTCCTGGCCTAAATTGGTTTCATCTAAATTCTTTTTTAGTGCTTCACTAATTTGTTTTTTTGTTATTTTCATTATACATCACCCGCTTTATTATTGGCATCATGTATATAAATACTTTTGTATACTAAAAAACATATATCCCGCAATATATTATATTCTCTAAACCATATTTTTAAAACCATATATTGAAAACCATATTTTGAAACCTATATTTTCCACCCCACAGGTTAAGCCCACACGCCATTTAAAGACACCCCCGCCTATAACACCGTTATATTGTGCCACGCCATAACACCGTTATATTCCTGTGTGCCTGTGGCCTGGTGGCCTTGTTGGTGGCCATGCGGGATTTTATGTTATGGAATATATATATTCCATTATGCCATCAAAACCTGTATATTCGAATATATATTTTCCACTACACCTTTTCCCGAATGGCCACGACTTCATAGATGCTTTCACGTGCCAAATCCACGAAGTCAAAACGCTTATATGTGGCCACGTAGCCACGCTTCTTATATTCTGCCACCCTTTGCCTTGCTTCTGCCTGTGTTTTGGTCTGTTCTCTCTTTATGTCAAACTTCTTAAAAAAATCTTCAGAGAAGCCCGACACACCGAACAGGCCACGTGCCATTTTCATTAATTCTTTTTTATCCATCTGCAACACCACCATAAAGTTATAAAAGAATAAATAAACAGAAGTGAGCCGACAAAAGCCCAAAACTCACCAAGAGAGTTTTTATATTGAGACACAAAATCAGAGATGACCGCATAAGACATATACGAGCCGACAAAAACACTAAAATTAAGTTTGTGTGCTTTTGTCTCTAAATACAACGTGTTATTTATTTCTGTTAACTTCATTTATGGACACCCTTTTTTATGACACACCCCCACACAATTAACATAATAGGACACGCCACACAAAACCTTTACAGCCGATTAACAAAATTCTGACGCATTACCTTATTGTGTGCAGTGTGCATCTTGCATCTTGCAGTATCCTTAATTACTGTGTGCATCTTGCATCTTGCAGTATACCCCCACACACAAATTACAACACGCCCCCACACACGCTTTTTTTATGTGTTCCAGGCCCCCCTTATTATTGTCTTCAGTTTCTCCAATATCCCAACTCTCTTTATGTCCACGACTTCAAGCCATATAGGTTTTTTACGGCCTTCTACATTTACCAAAACTTTATTTTTATCCATTCACACCACCTTTTTTACTATATAATTGTATCTTTCCAACTCCCCATTTTCAAAATGAACAGGCAAAAACTCCCGCCCGTCAGCAACTCTTATATATGTGTTTTGTAAATCAATAAAAATCTCTCCCGTATATCTACTTCTCACAAATTGAAATTTAGCCATTTACACCAACCCCAACCAAAATTTTTTATTGTTGTTTACGTTAAGTAAAATTTCTTTTTCCATATAGGTTATTTGCCCGTCTTCATATAGTTTTTCTATGTATTCGTTGTTTATCTTCATTACATCACCCAAAACAATAAATACACATCAGCATATATAAAGTTTTGTATGCTTCAGTATATATATTCCACTATACATAAATATATATATCAATTAATACATTAAAACATATATGAAACAACAAATACAAAACACAATAAGAAACCAAGATTCAAATCCATTAAACAATATATATATTAAAAGATTAAGAAAACTTTTAAAGGGTGGTGTAAATGATAGAAATATATCTAAATAAAAAGCCGAATAATCGAACATTCGGCATAGAAAAAAAAGATTTTGACGCCGAACAGTTAAAGGCATTAAAAAGTTTTGCCGAATTTGTCAAAACCAACAACGTTAAAAGCACAGTTAGAGTAACTATACAGGGTTTTGACAGGTATAAAGTCATTAACAGGATTAATATTTATATTGAAAATGAAAACGCATCTTTAATTTTCAGAAACATTTATTGTGGTGGGTTATATGGTTCTGATAGAATATTTCAAGTTTTATATAGTTTTGAATATTTGTTAAGCGACTTATTGGGTTCAGAATTTGAGCATTATAAAAATTACTCATTAAGCAACGGTTACCAATTACTATAATGTTTTTGCCGATTTTGGCATTTTAACCAACGGCACGAACCGAACCTTAAAGAACCGATATGGTGGCCACCATAAAGAGCCATAAGGTTGTTGATATGCCGAACCGCATAAAAAAAGAGAGAGAACACGGTTATATGAGACGTGGATAACCGAGCCGAACCGAAATAAAAAAAAAAAAAAAAAAAAAAAGGTGGGTAAATAAAAAAAGTGAAAAAAGTAAAACCAACAAAAAAAGAAAAGAAAGATATTAAAAAAAAGGAAAAAAAAATATCAGAAT